CAAGATCGCGCCACTGGTGCATGAAAAGTGGCGGCAATGGGCCATCTACGAAGCCACCGTCAAGCATCATATCTATTCACTTGGGCGCTTCGCGACTTGGCGTAACATCTTGCTAGACGATATTGTCAATGACATCGCCATCATCAAACGCATGCTTCAGCAAGGCGCTTATGGGGCGACGCTTCAACACAATCGAGGGACAGACAATGAGCGATCAGCCTAAATCTCCGATCAAGAGCGGATGGCGCGGCGCGATAAATGGCAGCATTGAATTGACGGAAAATAGCGGCATCAATGTTGATCGAATCAATCTCTGGCTCGATTTCAAAACTGCCTGGGCGCTTTGTAATTTGCTTGATGATAGGGCGCTTGAGAACCATCGAGATGTTATTGAAATCGGTCAGCTTAAGATGTTATCCAATATCGGCGCTTCAATTGGACGTCTCATCGATCACCCCGCAGCGAACAATGGCGGGCGCAAAATCATTAAGTAAGGAGCAACCCTTGAAAGTCTCTCTCATTTCCTATACTCCGGATGCACTCAATCTGCTGCTGGGAACGAAGAACACGCGTCTTGCTCACAACGACGATCCTTCCACCTGGAGCGACGAGAAGCGCATGGAGCATCTCGCTTACATGCGCGACACTATCAAATCCAGCTGGGAGTTTTGCGACTTCGTTTTCGAAATCAATGGCGTGACACGCGCATTTACGCATCAACTCGTCCGTACCCGCACTGGTTCCTACGCACAAGAAGCGATGCGAGTCATCGATGCGAGCGAACATGAAGTGGTCATTCCTGATTCACTCCTGCCGGGCGGCAGTCACGAGTTGGATCGTGATATCTGGGATCATGGCACCAACTCACTAATGAGTTCATATACTGAGTTGCTTGCGCGCGGCGTTGCCGCGCAAGATGCGCGCGGTCTGCTTCCTACCAACATCACCACCTCCATCAAATGCAAGTTCAACCTCCGCACGCTCCATGAAACGGCGAAGCTCCGGCTGTGCACAAGAACTCAGGGGGAATACCAAAATGTATTTCGTGAGATGCGAAGACTGGTGGGAGAAGTTTATCCTTGGGCACTTGACTTCCTCGATGTATATTGCGCTGCGCACGGGACATGCGCTTTCCCGCGCTATGGAAAAGCAGAATGCCCGCTGTACAAGCATGTCATTCCACAAGAACAGCTCAATGCGATCCGCGAGACGATCCGGCGCGAAGCTGAAGCCAATCGCTATGAAGCGGCACCAGTAGCGAAAGATGGAAAGGCAATGTGATGAAAACTTACAGCACTGAGGATTGCTTGCGCAAAGCTGAACAGCATTGGAAAATGGCAGGTTATGCACACACTGATGGTGATCCTATAGATGCTAAGCGCCACACTGAACGAGCGATGCTTTGGGAGAAGCGAGCGCGCGATGGTGGCTATGTGGAGGAGAATGACAATGGATGAGTCTGAATTCTTCAAATCTATTCAAAGCAGCCTCGCAAACTCGCTTCAGGAAGATCGCTTGAGTGATGCTGAAATGTTTGAGTTTTTGCTTCAAGCAATGTTCCCGCAGGACGACAAGGAGGCTGTGGATTCGCAGAAGCGCATGATCGGCATCACTGTCTGCTCTGCCTATTTGCGCAATGTCGGCAACAAGTATGACATTCCTGTGCTGCTGGAGCCGCGCTACATCTTGTCAACCACCATCAAAGCCTACAAACACATCATCGCTCAAGAAAAAGCCGAGAAGGGTGACGCAAAATGAAATACATCATTTTGATGAACAACAAACCTGATTTGGGCTATTGTCGTTCATTTCCCATCATCTTCCCCGAATACATGACTCACTGCGTCGTTGCGCTAGGCGTGATCTTTGCACATGACAAGGAGGAGAAACTGAAGCTGGATGTACTCAGCGCTGGAATGTGTTTCATCGATCCGCGCGGCAACTGGAGTTGCGAACGCGGAAGTGAATCGCTCAATATCAAACGCAGCAAAGAACTAAGCAAGGTTGATGAAAGGATTCTCAATCTGCCTGAAGCCTTCCAGGGGATTATGCATACATGAACAATCATCAATTCACAATGGAGGTTAGTCGAGACAGCAATATGTTGTGCAATTGGATTGGGCACAGCTATCGTCTCGATCACAGCACAGGCATCAATGATTACCTCATATGCTGCCGCGCAGGCTGTAACACTCGTCGCGTTGTTGGAGTTGGTCCAGGTTATCAGCCAGCTGATTGGGATTGGTTGCAGGGAAAGGAGAATGAAAGATGAATCAGTACACAGATGAGCACGTGCGTCAGGCGATTGCTTACGCCAACAAATGGGCGCCGAAGATAACCGACGTTATCGAATCCCTCCTCGCCGAACGAACCCGTCTGCAAGCGGAGATTGATGCATTCCATAGGCTTCTTCCTATATGGCGTGAACGTGAGATGCAGGCTTACAACAAACATGATGAGTACTACGACGGTAAGTCGCATGGCATTGAGATTTGCGCCGATCATCTGGAAGAAGTCATTGCATCACAAGCCATCGACTCCGCCCGAGCCAGGAAGGGGGATGTATGAGCATGACGCTTGAACGTGCTGATTTCAGCTGGATTGACTACGCCGAAGACATGCGCTTCGTGATGGACGATTACGGCTATCCGGTCGCCATTCCCTTCCGCGCACCTGCATTGGCCATTGCTGACTTTGAGGATATCTAATGCGTAATGATCCGAAGATGGACGAGTATTACCAGCAAGGTCTTTGTGAAACCGACGAGGCATATGCTGAGCGCATAAGGCGCATCAAAGAGCAAGAAGATGCCATCAAGAAAATTAGCGGCACCCCCACGCTGTATGTGTCGGTGCGGTTGAAAGCGTATCGAGCTGGCTACGAACAAGGAAGGTTTGATGTCCAAGCGGATCGTTGCATAACAACGCGAGTTGATATGCCCGAGGTGCCAGGCATCGGAGACAGCCATGAGTGATCGCATAGCGATTGATCCTCATCATGAGGGATCGTGTGAGTGGCGATGGGATGGTGTAAAGCTATGGCATAAGGCTCGTGGAGTTTCTAAATGGATCGAAGTAAAGCGAATCCACCCTACGCCACAACGTATAGCCGTTCTTCATGAGTTGATAAACGCAAAGGAACAGCCATGAGTGATATGACGCTTGAGCAAGCCCGCGAGGCGCTTGCCATCTATTCAGATGATTTGAAGCAGCCCGCGCTTGATTTGATCTACGACTGCGTTGCAGCCATCGACGCCCACCTCACCCGCGCTCCGGTGCAGGTGACGGATGAGGATGTGGAACGAGCTTTTCAGGCTATGGACGCGAAGTTCCGGGAGACCTTCCCAGGGAAAATTAGCGAGGAAGATAAGCCTCTCGCGCTCGTTGGCATCCGCGCCGCCCTCGAATCCCTCTCCGCGCGTCTGGCGCAGCCTGTGGTGGCTGACGTAGAAAACTTGGTGGCAAATCTGCAATCCGTCCGTGACCGATGGATTGCCTCCACCAAACACGATGGCCTAGATGGAGATTTTGACATCCTTCTAGACGCCATTAACTACATCAAGCGATCCCAACCCCGCCCGCAAGTCGCGCAAGGTGGGGAGGCAAAGGGGGAGGCTGTGGCCGTAGTGTCTGGTAGCGATACTGTGCTGGGCTGTGAGTCTCGTTCTCTGCACTGGCTTATTAAAGACCCATATTCGATCCAGCCCGGCACGAAACTCTACACGCACCCCGCTGAGCGCGCGGCCGCGCCGGAGGAACGATATACCAATCCTCATGATGACAGGTACGACAGTGGATATACGGACGGCTGGAACGATTGCCGTAAAGCCATGCTCTCCGCCGCCCCGACGCTCGCCGGGAAGGGGAAGGCAGAATGAGCCTTCAGCATTGCATTGTTGATCTGGATAACTGCGTCAGCGATGATCATTGGCGACTTGAGCTCATCAATTTGGAGCTTCCTGTTATCAATGATCGTTACAAGCTCTATCACGAATATTGTCATCTCGATACGCCAGGTGAATCGCGTGACTATGTGCTGGAGCTTGCGAAGCGATACAAGTTGATTGTGTTCACATCAAGACCTGAAGCAGTTCGTAGCAAAACGCTTCATTGGCTGGAAAAATGGAACATCCCTACCACGCAGCTCTTCATGCGCTATGACAACGATCATCGTTCATCGGTCTTGATCAAGCGAACGATGTTACGGATGGCGCGGCAATATCACAACTGCAACGTACAATTCGCAATCGATGATCGTCAGGATATCTTGGACATGTACCTTGCAGAAGGCGTGCCCAGTGTTAAGCGCATCGCATTGCGCGATATTCCACTCAGCAAGATCGAAGGAGTCAGAGTATGACTTTAAGACTTTTGTATCCATCTTCCAAAGATCACAATCCAATTGGATGGATTGATTTTGATGTTACTGTTTGCCCTCAATGTTGCTTAGTAAGCGATGCTCCTTTTTCTCCCATTCATTATGGGAGCATTTGGAAATGTCAGCGATGTGGAACGAAGCTTCAAGCTGGACTTGATATGGCTAAGCATATCCCTGTCCTTGGCAAATATGAGAGCGATGAAAATCGCATCAAATATTTCTGCCCTGAATGCAAGGATCACTGTGGAACATATAGCGAAACAGAATATGCGCCTTGGTGTTTCAAACACAATAGATTGATGATGGACAAATGGGAGAATGGTCAAGCATTCATTGACGCTTGCAAGGAATCCCAAACCAGTCCAGTTCCTGATATCCTGCGCGGCGCAGCAGCGACCTTCGAACAGCGCAATGGCGCTTATGGGAACAACTATCGGCGCGCCGGCATCGTCATGGCTGCGTTGTTCCCTAATGGAATCACTATCAAAACGGCTGAGGAGTGGAATCGCTTTAGCATTTTCTTCCACCTGATGAACAAGATGATGCGTTACAGCAACAACATTGAGAAAGGCGGTCATCTCGATTCCGCTCACGATGCGCAGGTCTATGCTGCGATGCTTGAAGAATTCACAAAGGAAAATTCAAATGGCTCCATCAAAGCGTAAAGCTCCTGCCGCGCGGCAGGAAGTTCTGGACAGTGGTTATGATGCTACTGGCATCTTCGATACGGAAACGACAGGGCTGCTCAAGCCGGATGTATCGGATTTGGATCAACAGCCTCGCATTATCGAATTCGCCATCAGCATCCAAGATCGTCAATACAACATCGTGGAAGATCATGTGTGGTTGATCAATCCTGGCATTGAGATCAGCGAGGAGATTACCAAGATCACTGGCATTACCAACATTGATCTTCGCGACAAACCTTCGTTCATTGAAGTGCTTCCTGAAATCATTGCAGTGTTACG